ACGATCAATACCAAGAAGCGTTGAAACAGGTCTGCCGAGATCTCGAGCAGGCCAACAGCCACAGTGGCGTAGCACCCGGTGCCAAGCACGGCCTGTACGAAAGCGGATTCAACTTCTGTGAACAAGATGATCCTGCTGTCACAGCCTGGACTGCCTGGGCCAAGCAGTGTGTGTTTGAATCAGCTGTCCACTCCTGCGGGCAGCATTGGCCACAAGGGGTCAGCGTTATCGTAGAGTTCCATGAGTCGTGGTGCCACATCACTCGCGATGGTGGCTATCACGATGTACACATACACCCTAACTCATCTTGGTCGGCCATATACTATCTGGACTGCGGCGACATGAGCATACCAGATCGGAACGGTGTGAATCGTTTCTTCCGCCCTTACAACACCAGCTATACCGACGCCGGCCAGGCCTGGATGACTGCCAACACTACCATTGACATCGTAGCAGAACCTGGGCAACTTGTAGTGTTTCCCTCCTGGATACAGCACTCGGCCCTGCCCTATCGCGGTGAGAGAGAACGATATGTGCTGAGCTTCAACAGCAAGGTCAAACTGGCTTCATGACAGTGACTTTAAGATGCCGCACGCTGTTTGATATCACTGTGACAGGCGTGCGAAATCATACCTCCAACAGCCGACTACCCTTCCAGGACCAGGCTGGCCAGGCAGTGGTCACAGACCACGATTGGGTGCGCAGCCGTAATCAGCAGCGTAACTGGGAGACCCTGAACCAGATCCTGGCCCTGCGCACCCTACCAGAAAACACCACCACCCCTGAACATACTGATACCGATCTGGGTCGAGAATGGCAGTTTGAGTTTGAGATCCCCAGCATCAGCAGCATCAGCGAAGGAGATAGACCTCTGGGTCTCCTGTTGCATGACTGCAAATCTGTGCCAATGATCACGGGTCTCACGGAAACAGCCCCACTTGTACCCGAACTGCGCACCCAGGATCCTGCAGCCAACATCTGGTTTGAGCTGATCAGCTAAATACTGCCATGACCGAGACCACTGACCTGGAAAAGAAAAGCCTGGAAGCGCACGTTGATCTCTGCGCACACCGCTATCGCTTCCTGGAGCAGAAGTTCGTGCAGGTAGAAGAAAAGATCACCGATCAAGGCACCGTGATCCGAGAAGTGCATGACATGGTGCAGACCATGGCCGAAAAGCGCACGGACCAGATCATGGGCTGGGGTATGGGCATCATCGGTGCCCTAGTGGCCATAGTGGGCTATCTCCTGATAACATTCGTGATCAAGTGAAGATCTCCGATCCTGAACTGCAACAGCGCCTGGAGCAACTGGCCCAGCAAGGTCTGGATCTGGTCAAACACAACATGATCTGGCAGGAATCGGGCCGGTATCATGTGTTTGGAGAGTATGAGATAGCCGCGACCAAGCAAGGTTGCGAGCTTATCTGCAGCCGCAGAGATCCCCAGAGATTCAGCACGGTGAAGTCTGCCTTGGCCTGGTGCATAGCGCACAAGTTCCAGCGCCTTGATGTGGCCCAAGAGATAGCAGAACTGGACCAACGGCGCCAGAGAGATCAAGCAGATCTCGAAGTGCGTGGCCAGCTGGCCCGCAGGCACACCAACGCAGATCGGCGCGAGATGGCCATGCTCAAAGCAGATCAGCGCCGGCAGCAGCTGGAGCTCACGGAACTGAGATTAGACAAATGCATAAATCTGGCTAAATACTGGCAGATACGAGGATTCAACAATGAAACTGCACGAACTGGACGCCCTGCGCCCCACAGAAAAAATCACCCGAACACTTGATGGCTTTTTTGGCCATCGTGTGGATTTCAACCGCCTGAGCGAGAGCCAGGCCCATCACATGCTGGGCCGTGTGCGAGCACTCTTGCGAGAGCACAAGACCTCCGTGAGCCGCCATTTCTCAGAGCGCAATCCTGACTATCTGCGCCTAATCATGCTGGAGCAGGCGCTGGAGCAGCGCGTGACGGAGATGGATGATGCTGCCATGGGAGCTGTCACACAGGATCCCAAGGCCAAGGCAGTGATGGACAAAGCGCAAAGAGGACAGAAGCTGAGCCCCGAAGAGCAGGCCACCATGAACCGGATAGCGCTGGCCAAAGAAGACCAGATCACTGAAAAGTACGTAGGATTTGAGAAACTGGAAAAGGCCATTAAAAAAGGCGGCAGCGCACGCGACCCCGGTGCGGTGGCCGCTGCCATCGGTCGCAAGAAATACGGCAAGGAGCGTTTCCAGAAAGCCGCAGCCGCTGGCCGCCGACTGGGTGAAAGCCTCCGGCTCACAGAGAGCGAGATCCAGACAGCCCAGGTGGTGTTGGCCGCGCAAGACATGGTGGACAGGATCCAGGGCATGATGGAAGACATCTCCGAGATGCAGTTCAAGGATCTGCCGGCCCTGGTGAACTCCGTCCGCAACGACATGGGCGCAGAACAAGCCTCCCAGTTCCAAAGCCAGGCCTCAGCCGCGCTCACGAACCTGCTCACGGCGGTACAGGCCGGCAAGACAGAGATGGAAGCAGCCCAGGGCGTGCTCACAGGCCAAGCTCCTGTTGTGCCTGGACAAGCCGCCGCTGCACCTGCAGCACCAGGCGAAGAAGAAGTGGATCTCAGCCTGGACGCCAATCTCCCTGGTGGAGAAGAGGAAGAAGAGGAAGACGAAGTGTCAGTGGGTCTGGGCCGCGAGCGCAGATAATGCTGATCCGAGAAGTGGCCGAGGCCAACGGTGATCAGATCAAACTAACGGCCTTGGCCCAGTTCCTGCTAGGGCGCGCGGAAGACACAGATGCTGCCCGTAGCATCAGCACAGAAGCATTCCTCAAACTGGCTGCCAACATGGGTATCAGCGTCACAGCAGATCGCCTGGTCCAACTCTCAGCACAACCACCACTCAATGCAGTGATAGCCCGCATAGAAGGTCCCAACATATTGTTCCAGGGCGCGGATGTGGTACCCACCACCATGACCGTGGATCAGGCCCAGAAAACCGTAGATACGATGGCCAAAAGAGCCATTGATATCGGCTAAACTCCACAGGCTGGGGCTCCAATCATAAATACTTGCATGAGCAAGTATGACCAAGAAAAAATCTGTGGATATTGCGGATCGGTGTTCGTGACCCGACCACGCATGATCGACTATTGTTCGCAGCCTTGCAAGAATCCTCGCAATCGTCCTGGGCATTCTGCCTGGAACAAAGGTTTGAAAATGACAGAGGAATTCAAAGCCACGAAGATGAATCTGTCTGGATTGTCAAAAGGCTGGGGATGGAATCGGGGCATAGCCAATCCAGAACAGAGTGCAAAGTGGTCTGGGCCGGCAAACCCTAACTGGGGTGGTGGTGTTAATACACGCCGTAAAAGGACCGGATCGTTATCGCATCCTGGAGAGAAAAACGGTATGTGGGGTCGAAAACATTCAGAAGAAGTGATAAAAAAATGCCGTGCTGCAAAAATCCAAAATTTGAAGGATGGAGTCTATTCATCGTCGACCTCTCAAGGAGAACTAGAATTACTTGCGCGGCTCAGAGAAGCGGTTGGAGAAGTGGTCCATCAGTTTACAGTGCCAAATTATCATAGAGTGTATGATTTTTACATACCTTCTCTCAATCTTATCGTAGAATATGATGGTGATTACTGGCACAGAGAAGAAAAATACTTAAATAAAGACTGCAAAGATACAAATAAAGCAATCAAGAGAGGATTCAAAATTTTTAGATATTGGGAGTCCACTGTCAAACAATTAGGTGTTGACATTATCATAGATGATATTGTACAATTAAAAGGTGCTCACATTAGACATTTAAAGGAGGCATGATATGGCTTATAGCGACAAAGTCATAAACCATTTTGAAAATCCCAGGAATATGGGATCATTTGACAAGGAGGATACGCACGTTGGGACCGGCTTAGTCGGTGCCCCAGCGTGCGGCTGAATTAGGTGACGTCCTAAAACTCCAAATCAAAGTCGATCCTGAAACTGACACGATCATCGATGCCAAGTTCAAAACCTATGGCTGCGGATCGGCTATTGCATCAAGCAGTCTTGTTTCAGAGATGGTAAAAGGACTATCATTAGAGGAGGCCGGGGAGATTAAGAACACTGCGATTGCCAGTGAACTTGCTCTCCCCCCGTAACTGGTGAAAATTCACTGTTCAATTTTAGCGGAAGATTCGATTCGCGCTGCGATAGAAGATTACCGAAAGAAAAAAGAAGCAAGGGCCGATGCATGATCTCAGTCACTGACATCGC